TTTCAGAACGCGATAGCTGAAATGGTCTATCTTTGCGGTGAGTTCATCCAAGTTGCGGTATCCGACAAGCTGTTGGAATGCGTGTGATCCCATAGTCTTGCGTACCATTATGGCGTATCGTCCTTGGAATGCGTAGTATGAGTCATATCCCAAGAGACCTGGACGGAGGAACTCAGTCTGCGAATAGATATCCATTGGTGATTTGGTAATGGGAGAACCAGTCAGAAGCCTACGATATTTGAAGTGAGCTGCAATCTTCATGAGTGCTTTGGTTCGTTTAGCTTTGTGGTTCTTGATAGTTGTGCTTTCATCTATAGCAATCATGCCATGGGTGCCAAGTTTTCTTGCCATCCACTCGCCACCGTTCCTGCCTTTGGGCGTGGAGAATGATTCGACATTCATTACAAAGATGGTCAGACCTTCGAAATGATCCTTGACTGAGCGCATCTCTTCCTGTTGACTTTTATTGGGGGAGGCTACCCATCGAATCACTCTATAAGGTATGTCATCAGACATATGCTCTGGGATTTCTTTTGATACCCAGTTACGATACACACCCTTTGGCGCAATGATCAAAGCAAAGTTTATCGCTCCCTCCAAGTACAACATACCCATGTTGTCGATCAAAACCTTGGACTTACCTGTTCCCATTTCCATGAACAGGCCAAACTCCTGACGATCCCAACCAAGTTTCAATGACTCGAGTTGGTGCTTAAATGGTTTTAATTTAAATTTGTAGTTGACATCCATTACATACCTCCACTAATGTCTATACAGTGGATAGCACGAGGCGTCCACATAAATCAACCCTGAAGAGGAAATACTTGTAATGGCGAACGATGAAATATTCGAAGACATTTTTGACGAGGCTAGTGCGTTAAAGAAAATAGACACAAACACTAGCAAGACTCTGAGTTCCTTGGTTCGAGATATGAGAGAACTTGAGGAGAAGATTGAGGATTCTGAAAACCACTTGAAGAATCTAAAGTCTCAGAAACATTCGTTAGCTGCGGAACAAATCCCAATGCTGATGGATGAGATGGGTGTAGATCGGATCGATGTAGATGGTCTCACTGTTTCAACTAAGCTACAAGTTCACGCATCTATACCAGTTGCGAGAAGAGAAGAAGCTTATACCTGGCTACGAGAAAACAATTTAGATAGCATCATAAAGAATGATGTGACTGTTTCTTTTGGTAAAGGTGAAGATAATATTGCAGGAGACGTTGTTGGTTTGCTGCAAGAGAAAGGTTTTGATCCAAAGACCAAGACCCACGTTCATGCATCGACGCTCAAAGCGTTTGTGAAAGAGCGTATTACAGATGGTAAACCAATAGACCTTGACTTGTTCGGGGCATACTCAATGAACACTGCGGAAATAAGGAGGAAATAATATGAACACAGCAGTCGCAAAAACAAAAGGTGTGGAAGTTAGCACCGAGTTAATGGATGATATTTTTTCAGATGCGGGGGCAGGATCTTCTTTTGCCGCTGATGAAATGACCATGCCGTTTATCCGGTTGGCACAACAAATGTCACCCCATGTAAACAAAAACAAACCTGAGCACATCAAGGGTCTTGGTGCAGGAGACATCTTCAACAACCTGACTGGTGAATACTGGGACGGAGCAGAAGGTATGCGTGTCGTTGCTTGTGCAACTGTTACAAAGTACACCGAATGGGTGCCTATAGATGACGGTGGTGGATTTGTTGGTGAGTTACAACCAAACGATCCAGTCATTCAACAGTGTATACGGGAGGGTAATAAAGAGATCCTTCCAAACAAAAACGAGATGGTCAAAGCTGACAACTATTATGTGTTGTATCAAACCGCAGATGGGGCGTGGAACCCTGCTGTCTTGGACATGAAGATCACGGCGTTGAAAGTGAGCCGTCGTTGGAAGTCACAGATTAATCTGCAAACAGCCAAGCATCCAAAGACTGGTCAGGTTATAAAGCTTCCGATCTTTGCAAACATCTGGCGTGTGTCTTCTGTTGAAGAGACAAACAAAAACGACCAGTCATATGCGAACTACTCTGTACAACTAGAGGGTCGCATAAATGAAACAGACTTGTATCAACAAGCAAAGGCTCTGTTCGTCTCAGTACAAGACGGAGAAGTGAAAGCTGCTGCACCAGAGGAAAAAGCAACTCCTTATTCCTCTGACCAGAGTGTGGATGAGGACAACGAAATCCCATTCTAGGTAGCCTGGGGGGACAGTACTCCTATTCTGTCCCTCTTTTCATTTGGAGCAGTTATGTCACAATCAAAAAGACTGCTTGCCGCCTTTGTCGGGGCTAAAAACGCACATGGTACAACTGTCGTTGGTCGCACAAATCGTAACGGTAAAGCAGAATCACAGAGCAGAATTATCAGGGAACCTCTCACCGAAGAGTTAGTTCAACAGCACATTGACGGGGTCAATGGTGTCGGTGCTATTCCTATTGATGAAGAAAACATGTGCAAGTGGGGTGCCTTGGACGTAGATATCTACGACCTCGATCACAAAAGCTTGCAGAACAAAATAAAGAAGTTAAAGCTTCCGCTGCTGCATTGCAGATCCAAATCTGGTGGGGCACATTTGTATTTGTTTCTTAAAGATTTTGAACAAGCCGCAGTGGTGCGAGAATATCTTACCGAGATGTCTATTGCATTGGGACAGAGCGGCTGTGAGATCTTTCCAAAACAAGACACAATCATCACGGAGCGTGGAGATGTGGGTAACTTTATCAACATGCCATACTTCAATGCGGAGATGCCACAACGGTATTGTTTCAACAGCAAGGTTGAGGCCATGGAACTGGATGAGTTCCTTGATGCAATAGACGAGAAGCGGACTAGCCTTGCCGACCTTGAATCACTTCAGATGTCTAAGCCCAGGGAAATCTTTCCCAAGGGACCGCCATGTTTGAAACATATCTTTGCAGACGGACCTCAATCAGAACCAAGAAACAAGTTACTGTTTATGATGTGCAAGTATGCGAAACTCAGCAACCCAGATCATTGGCAGCAACAAGCGGAGGAGATGAATAGATCAATGTTCAATCCACCTTTGAGTTCGCAAGAGGTGACGAATACAATCAAGCAACATGAGAAGAAAGAATACGGCTACACATGTAAGGATGAACCGTTCAAAAGCCACTGTGATCCTACGGTCTGTGCCCAACAGGCATTCGGTATCGGAGGGGAGGCACCAGATGCACCTCGCGTTGACGGGTTGAGCATCATGTTATCAGAACCACGCCTGTATTTCTTGGATGTAAATGGTCAGCGGTTACAGTTAAGCACCGAGCAGCTACAGAACCAAACGCTCTGGCAACGTGCCTGTATGGAACAAAAGAACTTTATGCCACCGACTATGAAACCACAGAAGTGGCAACAAACTATCAATACACTTATGCAAAATGCTACATACCTCGATGTTCCCGAGGAGTTAACTGTGGCGGGGGAGTTCAAGCAACACATGCAAACATACTGTACAAGCCATATCAGAGCACTGGCTCCAGAGGAGATGGAGATGGGCAAGCCATGGACAGATGCCGGAGTTACTAAGTTTACATTGCCTGGACTGTTAGAGTTCCTGCATCAACGCAGGTTTACTGGTCATACCAGAGCACAGATCATACAAATGATTCGTGATCTTGGTGGTGACAATACAGTTCAAGCGATTGCAAAGAGGACGCCAAAGGGAGAAGTCAGAAGCACCATACGTTGTTGGTGGATACCTGCCTTTGACGAGGGGGAAATGACACTAGGAAAAGAGGAGTTCGAAAATGACATCCCATTCTAATAGGCTTTTGAGAGTGGGTGAGGTGGCAGATCTATTGGGTGTGTCACGATCTTACGTCTACAAGCTATCACAAAACTCAGACAGTTTTCCAAAGCCCATAGTCTTGGGACCAGAGGACAACAAACGGTCATCGAGCCGTTGGGTTCTGTCTGAAATAGAGGACTGGGTAAACACCAGACCAAGAGGTAAAGAGTATGATACAGAACAGTAAGTTAATACTTGGACCGCCAGGTTGCGGTAAGACCTATCGCTTAATCCAAGAGATAGAAGAGGCATTGCAAAGCGGAGTCCATCCTTCTCGTATAGGTGTGATATCTTTTACAAGAAAAGCCATTGAGGAGATGATTACCCGTGCGTGTTCACAGTTTAATCTAGAGTCCAAAGACTTCCCGTTCATGAGAACCAGTCACTCTCTTGGGTTTCATGGTCTGGGTTTACAACCTGAAGATGTGATGAAGCTTGCTGACTACAAGTCTATCGGGGAACCAATTGGATTGACGTTTGAAAAAGAAGACGATGTTAATCTGGATGATGGAATGCGTACTCCCAACTTAGGGGGAACAGGTCAGGATTACCTACAGATGGATGGTCGTTCGAGGTATCGCATGGTTAGTCTTGAGGATGAGTTCAGCGCAACAAACAACTTTACTTTGTTCTATGCCAAGGCGGTGCAGTTTCAAGAGACGTTGCAAGAGTACAAAAGAACCACTGGCAAGGTGGACTTCATTGATATGATTGAACGGTACATTGAATTGGGTGAGTATCCAAACCTAGACTACTTGTTTGTGGATGAGGCACAAGACTTCACACCGTTACAATGGGAGATGGTTAAGGGTATGTCTGAGTGTGCAGGGAAGATAATTATTGCAGGAGACGATGACCAAGCTGTACATCGTTGGACTGGTGTTGATGTAAACCTGTTTATTCAAAGCTCTAATAATGTTGAGTACCTAACACAGTCGTACCGTATACCAAGACGTGTCCATGAACTGGCAGCTAGTATAGCCAACCGCATCGACGGGCGTATTGAAAAGAAGTTTGATCCCCGTGATGAACTGGGCACTGTTGAGTATGTATATTACATAGATCAGATCCCTTTGAATGAAGGGTCTTGGACAATCATGACAAGAACAAACAGATATGTCAGGGACGTTGCCTCTTTTCTGCGGAACTCTGGGTTTAAATATTCTATCAAGGGCAGACCTAGTATCTCAGAGAAACTGGTTGAGAACATGATGACATGGGATGATCTGTGCCAAGGTAAGAAGATCAATACAGAACGGATTAAAAGACTTTACGCTGCTGTACCCAAGCAAGGGGAAGATGCTGTTGTTAAACGAGGTGCCTCAAAACTGTTGGAGGTCTTGAGTGCCGAGGATGAAGTAGACATGGATACACTTCTGGATGAGTTTGGTTTGCTCCGAGATGCAAGTCACGCGGCATATGATATATTAAAAGTAAGTTACAAGGAACGAGATTACATCGAAGCAATCTATCGTAGAGGTGAGGATCTAACTTCTAAACCCCGTATCAAAGTCTCAACGTTTCATGCAATGAAGGGTGGAGAGGATGACAACTGTGTAGTGTTGGATAAGTCTACCGCTGCATGTGTGAACAGTGACCACCCAGATGATGAGCATCGAGCCTTTTATGTCGGCGTAACAAGAGCACGACACAATCTCTATATCGTTTTAACAGGAAACAAATACAGGTACATGTTATGAACAGAAAAGAACTACTAGAAGCAGCAGAAAAATTAGTTAACGGACCTCGTGCAAAAGATTACGGGGACGCTTTCGAAAACCATGACCGCATTGCAGAGGGATGGAACATAATCATAAGTGGGGCGTTAAGATCCCACGGATACCTAACCGCAGCTCACGTCGCGTTGATGATGGACTGGGTTAAAACAAGCAGACTACTTGAGACCATAGACCACGAGGATTCGTGGATTGATAAGGCAGGATATACAGCATTAGGCGCAGAGTTCGTCACAAGAAACGAACGCAACGTTGAGGAGATACTAAGAGATGCAAAAAAATCTATTCGGAAGTGATCAAAACTACCAGATCCGAGGTGAAATGGATCTAGTAGATGTGGACTGGAACATACCACCAGAGTTCCCAGACCTCACAGGTTACAAGGAGATAGCGGTTGATCTAGAAACCTATGATCCAAACATCAAAACACTAGGCCCTGGGTGGGCACGGAACGATGGATACATCATAGGCATAGCCGTAGCAGCAGGGGAATACCAAGGGTACTTTCCTATCCGGCATTCAAACGGGCACAATCTAGATCCCAAGTTCACGTTGCGATGGCTCAAGAAACAACTGTCTGTACCAGATATGAATGTGATTATGCACAACGCTACCTACGATGCAGGTTGGTTACGAGCCGAGGGCATTGAGATCGAGGGTAAGATAGTCGATACGATGATCACAGGGGCTCTTGTAGACGAGAACAGGTGGTCTTTCGGGTTGGATGCCATGGCAAGGGATTACATCTCTCAGCGGAAAGATGAGAAGCTCCTACAGGCAGCTGCGAAAGAGTGGGGCATAGATCCAAAGGCTGAGATGTGGAAGCTACCGCCCAAGTATGTGGGTGCATATGCGGAACAGGACGCTGTCGCTACACTCAAACTATGGGATGCACTCAAACCAATACTACAAAAGGAAGAGTTGTGGGACATCTGGCACCTTGAGATAGGATTGATACCGTGCATGTTGGACATGCGGACACAAGGCGTGAAGGTTGACCTGGACAAAGCTGATGTAAATAAGAAGCTAATCAAGAAGAAAAATGATTCATTTCGAAAGTTTCTCAAGAAAGAATCAGGACTAGACGTAGACATATGGGCGTCGGCATCGATTGCAAAGATGTTTGATAAGCTTGATATACCGTATCCAAGAACCGAGAAGGGTGCGCCAAGCTTTACGAAAGAGTTCCTTACGAATCATCCATCTGATGTATGTAAGACACTTGTCAAGCTCAGAGAATTTGACAAAGCCGACTCAACTTTTATTGACAGCATCCTCCGACATGAGCACAATGGACGTATCCATACGGAACTCCACTCTACGAGACGCGATGAGGGTGGCACTGTCACGGGTCGGTTCTCAAGCTCCAATCCGAATCTCCAGCAAATACCTGCCAGAGACAAGGATATAAAGAAACTGATCCGTGGCCTTTTTGTTCCTAACGATGGATGCAAGTGGGGATCTTTCGACTACTCAAGCCAAGAGCCACGGCTCCTTGTCCACTTTGCAGCTTCGGTTCGAGGGGTCAATCGGCATGACATGGTGGATCAGATCGTCGATGAATTTAATACAGGTGATGTAGATCTGCACCAGATGGTAGCAGACATAGCAGGCATTGATCGTAAGCAAGCCAAGACTGTGAACCTGGGGATTATGTATGGCATGGGTGTGGGTAAGTTAGCCAACCAGTTAGACATTTCAAAAGAAGATGCGAGGGAACTGATGGACAATCATCAAAGTAAAGTTCCGTTTGTTAAATCTCTTGCAGAACTTGCAATGCAGCAGGCATCTAAGTTTGGTCAGATACGAACTTTGCTTGGACGCAAGTGCCGCTTTCCACTGTGGGAGCCAAAGAAGTTTGGTGCAGGAAAACCTTTGCAACATGACGAGGCACAAAAAGAATACGGACCTTTGATTAAAAGAGCGTTTACTTACAAGGCGTTAAACAGATTGATTCAAGGTTCAGCAGCAGATCAAACTAAGAAAGCAATGCTCGATTGCTACAACGAGGGACTTACTCCTATGCTTACGGTACA